GTTTCGACAGTAAACATATCCCAGGAAACATATCCCAGGAAACATATCCCAGGAAACATATCCCAGGCGAATGGCAGGACGTTCTGTCATTTATTGCCACTCACCTGGGATGATAGGTCCGTTAGGATTCAGTTGGCTCTGGTGGGTTAGGATTGCCTATTATTGTTAATGGCTCCCATGTAGCAGAATTATGATGGCTTGTTATTGCTATCCATTCATACGTGTCATTATTAATAGGTGTCTTTAATCTGTATATATCGCCCTTTAACGCAGGTACATTATTAGGTGGTGTATCACCATAAATAACTTTGTTACCTAATATTTGGAATTGATTGCCGAATGAACAGCCGGGTGAAGCTCCATATTTATTTTTGGTACTATCAATTACTACTCCGTATTGCTCAATTATGTCATTTACTGATAAGCTAGGCGAAGTAGCAAGCCATATCAGATTAGTAAAGTTGCCTGTAATTCTGCCTATAAGTGTTAATCTTATATTATATGAATATGAACCAGATGAAACCCAGTTTATTATTGATGTAGCATCACAATCCAGATTGTTAATTTCAAAGTTGCCACCTGCTCCCGGATTAATAAATGATTTAAAACCGGTTTCAACTTTACAGTTATTGAATATTATTTTGTTATTGTTAATATGTGAATCTGTAAAAGGTGTAGTTATTGTATAAAATGTATCGTTATCACCTTTACCTTCTATTCTAAATATGCAGTTATTAAAGATAAGTCTTTGATTTTGCGGAGTTTGCCAGCTTGTTCTTGTGTAAATTTGACAAGCTCGGCCTGTAATTGTGTCTGTTATACTGCTATCCTTGTATGCAACAAATTCGCAGTTTTCAAAAGTCACATTATGCGGGAAGTATATTGATGCTCCTGTGTTTGCTTTACCTACAAGTTTACAATTAACAAATTTCATTGTACTATCTTCTGCATTTATAAAATAATCCGGGCCATGACAGATAACATTATTAAAATAAAGGATTGAACCTTCACTTACTTGAACATCAAAGTCACCATCAAGTTCTATGTTTGTAAGTGTAGCGAAAACTTGTTTTGTATTACCATATCCGGCTGTATCTATCTCAAAGTCAATACCTGTTTCATGGACGTCACCACCGCAATAGAAGTTATTTACATGTACTTTACTGTAGCCACCTGTTACAACTAATCCACCTCTAAAGCAATTAATAGCACGACAATTATTAACCATTAAATCTACATTGTGCCATACTTGTATTCCGTCTGATGTACTCTCCTGAAATGTAACATCTTCAATATTTACTCTTAATCTACCCTTTTTGTTTTTATCAGCACAAAGATGTAATAAATAATTGTGTTGTAACTGATAATTGGTATAATCACCTTGATTTTTTCTATTACCATCAAGGGTAAGACCTTTTATTGTTATAACATCACTGTCTACTTCAGATGAATATATAGGGTCACTTGAGTGAAATAATGGATTATAATTCTGTAACCCAGCGGGCTGTTGTATTGTGGCTCCATAACCAATTATGGTAATACCTGGTTTAAGTTTTAAGCCTACAGCGGTATAATGACCTGGCTGTAAAAGGATTGTACCACGTATTTGATAAGCGTAATCAATCATCCTGTTAAGACGTCCGCTGTCGTCTGTTTCATTATCAAGTCTTGGGAAATCATCACTATTGATTATTAATCCGCTTATTTTATTACTTAAATTTGTGATGGCTGATGTATTAGCTGCTATGTTGCCTTCATTTTCTGATATTTTGATGTCAGCATTATTTATTCTATTTACAATATTTTCTAGTGTTGGCTTAAAAGTGCGTTTGTCTGTAATATCATTAGTTTTAATAGATGTAGTAGATTTTGCTATAAAAATTTCTGCTATTACTATACCGTTAACTGGTATCGGAGCTATAGGGTCTTGAGTGGCAACACCTTTACCATATGTAAGCTGTCCGTCCGAATTAATATAGATTATGTCAATTCTATTGTAAAGGGCGTCGGCTGCATCTATATTAACTGTTATATTTTCTTCCAACTCATAGCGTTTACCGTTATATAAATGTGCAACACCAGCAGCAACAATTACACTCATATTAGGTATAGATTGAGCAACAACATTTAAACCATGTACAACACCATATCCAGTAATATCTGAGAAATTAAGCTCCAATGATGTAATTGCTTGCTTTGCATCACCTATAATCACATCATTGATAAGAGATTCGATAGTACCATCACTGATAAGGCGGTCTATTTTTTGATTGACAGCATTATTAATAGCTGTATTAGCGTTGTCAATAATATTATTAACAGCATTTTCCATATCTGAAGAAAAACTTTCTTTTTCTTCATTAAGTGAATGTACAAAGTTATTGTAATCATTTTCAAGATTAGTTTTGTAATTAGCCAGTTCGGTATCATAGCTTGCCTTAATGTTTTCTACATTCTGTGCCAGTTCGTCCAGATAATTTTTATTGTCAGCAATAAGTTGCTGTCTGGTGTCGTTGTTATCCCTTATGAAATCATCCTGCTGCTGTTTCATGACGTCAACAATAGCTCTTGCTTCAATGGCAGATTGTTCAACACCATTAACCTCGTCAATACATTCATCTACCTTTTTTGACAGAATACCAACCATTTCAAGTGCAGTTTTGCTCTCTCCTTCATACACTGATTGCAAGCTTCTTGATAATTTTAAATTAATTTTATCAATTGCCATGTAAAAATCCCCTTTCTATTTAATATACTTGCATAAACAAATCTTCACATTCTGCGAAAAATTGTTTATATATTGTTGTAAGTGTTGTTTGTAATTTGATATGTTTTGCTAGTGCATCCATATCAGTATCTACTCCTATATTACCAACTCTTTCCAGGGTAATAATTTCTGATTGATTATCCTTTATAGATTGATTATTAGTAGTAGAGTTTGTACTATTGCTTGTATTATTAATAGTGCTGCTATTCTGGGCTGTCTGTGTCTGTTTTTCTTTTGTGGTTTCGTCAGATGTATCAGTACTTGTGTCCTTTGTCTTACCCACCACTTCGTCTTTTACAGATTTTTCCGTTACCTCTTTATTTTTATCGGTTTTTGTTACGTCTGCATTTTCTGTGTCATTTACCTTTTCCTTGTTATCCTCTATATCGGCAGACGATGCATAAACACCACCGGAAAGGTTTGACAGATTAATTACACTTTGTGGGGTGTCCGAATGTATCTTTTTTAGGTCTGCTGTTTTGTCGATGGTCTTAGTTGCTTTTGTTTTTTCTGTGCCTGTCTGGTCACGATTAAATTCAGTATTTTCAGTATGTTCTGTTTTGCTGTCAAGTGTACTTTCCTTTAATCCTGTATTAACTATGCCTGTTTCTCTGTCGATATTAGTTGTATTGCTGCCTGTTTCGTTGATTGAGCCAGTATTATAAGTATTTGTACTAGCATTAATAGTATTATTAAGAGTACCCTCTTTTTGGATATTGCGTGTAGTTGTTTCCGTCAATCTGTAATTGTCAAAAATATTATAATCCAATTCGGCAGCCTTAAGCAGCATATTATAATAAGGTAAGTCAACATTAAATTTGTCTATCAGGTAGTCCTTCCATCTGCCAATGGTTTCGCAGCATATCTCACGATACTTGAAATGCTGTATAAACATCTGTTCAAATTCAGCTTTTTTATCTTCTCTGTAAAATTCATACGGGAAATCAAATATAGGAAAACCACTTTCTACAATTGTTCTCAATTCTACTGTGTATTTTGCCAATCGTTATCACTCCCTTCCGGCAAGGCAATTTCATCATCAGTAAATTCCCGCATTTTTACCGATACATTAAGTCCAAATTTTTTATTTATCTGTTCGCATGCTTCTTGTCTGGTCTTTAACATAGTTTGTGCCATAATACTAACCTGCTCCATATTAGCATTAACTTCCGGTGTAATTAAGCGTTCTCTTTTTTCTGTATTAGCAGTACGGATGCCGAATGTATTTAATGCTTCGTACCATATCTGCCTTTTATATTCCTGTACTTTGTCAGCTACAAAGGGTGCATCTGTTTTAAAAACCTCAAAATTGCTAGTATCGAAAGATTTGCTTGCTACAATTAAAGGTTCGTTACCCTCATATTGATTAAAAATGTTCATCATGCTTAATTTTTCTTTGTCTGTGCATTTTATTATTACTGGTGTCTTTTGTGCCTTAATATTTACGTCAATAGTTCTTTCTGCTTCTGTGAGCCTATATGCGAAAAGCTGTATAGTTGTTACTGATGGCTTTTCTAGTATATTATTTCTGATAAAAACCGCTTCGTCTGTTGTATATGTACGCCGTCCGAGTAAGCCTGTACCATAAGTTGTATATTTAATTGGTTCATCATAATAGTTTAGTTCACCGGACGGTGTACATTTTAATGTTAAATAACCGAATTGGTTGTCAAAGCAAAATAAAGCGTATCCATAGTCAAATAAACATTTTTCAAGAAATCTAGCATTACAACTATCTGGTAAACCTTCCCATTCAAAAAGACTTAAAACTATCATTTTTAACCTGTCAAAGTAATCAAAAGCTGTCATCTGGTTTAAGTATATAGCTGCATTATTACCCTTTTTTGTGTTAAAACTCATAATGTAATTAAAAATATTAAACAATATTTACACCTCTTTTCATTAACCAACACCACCAGTAAGGTTATTATCCATATCATATCTCAGGAAATAGTCAGGATGTTTCCAAAAGGTTACACCATCATTGAACATCTTTTTCATGCGTTCCATATAAATATGAGGTATATCACCTTTTATATTAACATCAATTGTTTGTACATAGTTCCAGTATGGTCGGTCAGATATGTTTGGCACTTTAAGGGTATTGACTTTATATCCATACATGTTAAAGTATTGGTCAATTCTTTCAGCATACTCATATCTTATTTGCATCTGATAAAAGTAAAATTGTTTCGTATTATTAGCTATATTATATGACCCTGCTGATGTATTACCTCTTGCTTGGTCTGGCTGTATACTTGTCTTATAGAGTTGAGCCATCTGATGATATACTGCCATAGCTCCACCGACGGTCATTGTTGTATTAGCTGTTGCTGCTCCTGCTATTATACTGCCTATGCCTAATGCTGTGTTAAATGTAGTAATTATACCGTTTTCAGCCAACCACTCTTTGTACATGTCGTTGTTCCAACTACAATAAGGATAGCCGGATAAACTTATAGCATACTCCTCATGATGTGATGTTTCTCCTACTGGGTTAAATTTATATGATGATGGTACAGCTTTTAATGTTGGGTTAGGTGCTATATGACCTATGATACGGAACATTACTTTATTAGGATAGCCGCTTTCGTCAAAATCCTCATAACGAAATTCTGCTCCTAATCCTTCATTGTTACTCACATATAAAACATTGTAAGGGTAACAGAATAGTTTTTTGTTTTTTGGTATATAGCCGCTTATGTCATTATACGGTTTATCAAATTCAACATATAACATTCTTGCAACTATGTTATCGCTTACTATACCAGACGGTATATTTACCAAAAAATGTGGTATAGCAGCAATAAATACAACTGCTTCACTTTTACCAGCTTTGATATACATATTTAGCATATCTTTCAAATCAGTCCAATTATTTTTGCTGAAATACCAATATTTTAAACCAGAATATAACTTGTCATAGATGCCACCGATTGTATTGTCTACTCCTGTAATTGGACTTAAATCAGAAAGTCCAACTAAAAATCCAATTTCCGTCATAGATTCGTTTGTTGTGTTATTGTTAGCTGAGATTCTTTTTCTTATTTGATAATCACCATAGTCTAAACCTTCATCAATTAAATTTTTTCCTATTCTATCATCCCTCACATGCTCTCTTACAACGAAGGACGGTAAAAGCTCAACATCAAACATAAAGGTTTGCCAAACATCTATATCAAAATAGATGTCAGTAGCTTCTGGATTTACATATTCAAATTTAGTAATAAATCCATAGAACCATTTATTTCCAAAATTAGGATTTTGGAAAGCAATATAATTACTATCCAATAAATCATCAATGTAAGCTGGCACTCTTATAGGAGCATTATGCCGAATATATGATAAATCTGAAAATATATGTTTTATTACATTTTTTCTGCTAAAATATTGTCGTTGTGCTTGTTCATTATAGAACCATAACTGATTTTTATATTTATTATCTAAGGGTGTATTTAATAAATACACCCTTGAGATAGGAGAAAAAGCCATATGAGAAACCCCCTTATTATTCATCAGACGATACGTTATCGCTGATAAACGCTACTGCATTTGCAAATAGACTAAGACTATAAGTCTGCCAATGATTGAGCCAATAGTTAAGATATAAGCCTTGACCGTTGTTGAAGCTAGTCACTTCAAACAAATTATCTCTTACCTCTACATATGCTTCATCACAAAGGATAGCATAACAATTTGTAGCGGACCCAAAATTGTCAACTTCCAGAACACGCTGCATAAACTGCATTTTTTCCATGTTAAACGCTGCTGCAAGTTCATCAACATTAATATCAGTCATAATGTCTGCGCGAATAATAAGTATTTGATTTTCCAGTGGCGTCCATGTTTCAATCGGTCTGCCTGTATCGTGTTCCGGTCGATTGAGATTATAAGCGTTCCATATAGTAGACGGAAATTGCATCAGTTTACTTGTTTTGATGATATCCTTGACAAGTGTCTTTGTTGCTCCAGGTGTATTAATGTCTAATACGTTTAGCTTTACAATTTTATCGTTTTCAATAGCACTTGCAAAAGTATTTTTCGTCAGTATAAATTCATCCCTATTGTCGCCAGAATACAAGGAATTAACAATGGCTGTTAAGAATTCCTCTAACTTTTCCCAGCTTACGAACGCTGATGCAAGTTGTTCACGACTGATTGTTACCGGATACTGTGATTTTCTGTTCAATCTATGGTATAATACCTTTATATCCGGTAATGTTCGGGTTAAGAGTTTATCACCCTTACCGTCAAATCCCTGGTCTTGTGCCATGTTGACAAAAATATCTTGTATGTCAGAACCTAAAGGCATACCGCCCTTTTTAAGTATCGACAGCGGATTAGTAGCTATACGCTGCTTAATCATAGTCATACCAATACGACCGATTAAGGCAGTTAAAAATTCATTCGCTATATCGGTGCGTTCAAGTATAGGGTTACCAATTTCTTCAATCTTAGACCGTACCGCTTCTGGCACTCTGTTTTGATATTCAAGTGATGCTTCTTGTCTTATTAAATCAAGTAAAGTTTGCATTGTTTGAGCACTCATTATAAAATACCTCCCTTATTTTAATCTTCCTTTACCATCAAGCAAATCTTCAATTGTAATCTTCTGTTCTTCCTTCTGTTGCTGCTGTTCTTCTTCCTTTTTTGGTTCACCAACCATAAGAAACAGCTTTAAATTGGCTTCACGCAATCTCTTATTTTCTTCTTGCGTCTGTGAAACCAATTTGTTATTTTCTTCTACTTCCTGTACAGTCTTAATATGTTCTTGAGTAAGTTCTGCCAAAATCTCTGATACTTTGGCTTGGTCTGACAAGTTATTGATAATTTCTTGTGCTTTTGCTGAAAAATCTTCGGGCTTTAGCATTTTTCTCCTCTCCCTTCTTTTTTCTTATTCGTTTTTCTCAAGACGATTGAACAATGTTTCAAATTTAGCCGATAATTCTTGCATTACTTTTGTATTTTCGCTTATTGTCTTATTAAGTACCACAAGTGAATATGTTGCAACAGCAATCGGGAATCCAACCTGTGCAATCGCTGTCAAAACATCATTAAACAATATATACACTCCCTTCATAAATTTATTTTATATTTTAATTATAACATTAATTGACAAATAAGCAAAAAATTTTTGCAGAAAATTATAAAAAACTATTGTATTTTATTCTTTTATTTGCTATAATGTAATCAGAATTAAGAAAGGAGTTGACAAAATGCCAATAAATCCAAATAGTAATATACCAAATTACTGCAAAAACTGCTTGCATAGGTTTGTATGCTCAATTATTTCAAGTATTTCAGAACATGAGAAAAAAGTTAAAGACTTTAATGATGAATACAAAAAGTACACACAAAGCATAACCAATACTAACTACATATGTGGTTATAAAATTAAGGATGATACATTTAACAGTTAATAACTGGCAGAAGCCAGATAAGAGAAAGGAGAATATATTTATGAGTAACACAAGAAAGTCATTGAGAGAAAGAACGAAGGAATTTAGTAGTATTCTGCCTTTTATGGATGGCAGAGAAAAAGGAGAGCTTGACCGCATCAAGAATACTCCGGTCACTATCGTTGATTATGGGTTTTTGAAGGACAGTGATGATTCGGGCGAAGAAAAAGAATACGTATGCTTTATTGTTAAAGAAGATGAACAACATTTTTACTTTGGCGGACAAGTACTTACTGACAATATGAAACAGCTTGACGAAGAAGGTTACGGTGATGAAATCCGGGCAGAAGGTTTACCTGTTGAGCTTTCTGAAAGAAAGTCAAAAAATAAGAGAACATACACTTCTGTTGTATTCTATCCGGAACCGGCTCCTACAAAGAAATAAAGAAATAAAGAAAGGAGGAGAGGGGAGCTAAAAGCTCCCCTATATTTATATGATATCCAGAAATGGTATATACTATGACTTAAAACAATCTATATATAGATATAAGCTTGATAATATAACTTATGTTTTTTCGTCATTATCCCATCTTCAAAAATTCAAGATGCGTTATTCAGATTATAGACAAAAAATCAATGAATCATTAAGCAACAGATTTAACCTTGATATAAATGTTGATAGATTGGCTGATATTATATGTTATATAAAAGTCGAAAGTCGAGGATTTTTTATAATAAACGATAAAGGAGAAGAAATATCATGCCGAAAAAACCTGCTATTAGATGGCGAAAAAGTGATGTTGAAAAATTAAAGCATGAAGTACAACGCTTTAATGCTAAGATAAATAGAACTGCAAAACGACATCCGGAAATAGCCGACATATTACCTAATAAAATTAATGTTAAAGAATTAATGCAAAAAATCACTACTAGAAACGAATTTAACAGAGAAATAAAAAGCTTACAGCGTTTTAGCAAGCGTGGAGCAGAAAAGCCTATAGTATCAAAAACGGGATTAAGAATAACCAAATGGGAACGTCAAGAAATAGCCTATAAAGTAGCTCAGATTAATAGAGAACGGACTAAAGAGTTAAAACGAGTAATGGAATTACCTGTAATGACCAGAGGAACACCAACCGGACTGAAACGGTCGCAAATGGGTGAGGAAAGATTAACAGAATTAAGAAAAAAGCAATTTGATATTAATAAAATTAGACCTGGCAAAGAATGGGAACTATTCAAGAAAAGCGTTGAAAAGCAAGCTACAGATACATACAGAGAATTAGCTTATGAACAATATAAGCAAAATTATTTTCAAGCAATATATAATAATTTTGGTTCATATGCTGATGAACTTATAGACCAATTAAAGGACGTTCCAGCAAAAGATATAGTTGATATGTATTATAAAGAGCAGGAGGCTAGCATTGATTTTCCATATGACCCACAAGATGTACTTACAAAACTGGATATTATAAAAAATATTTGGCAACCAGTGATTGATAAAGCAACGAAAAGCGGGTGATAAAATTGAAGTTATATACCGCTGACTTAGAAACAACCACAGACGAAAATGATTGTAGAGTATGGGCATGGGCGGTCGAGGAAATCGGCAACTTTGATAATTGGTATTATGGAAATTCACTTGATGGATTTTTTCTATTTATGGAAAATTCAAATAATAGTGTCTTTTACATACATAACCTTAAATTTGATGCCGATTTTCTTATGGTATATCTTTTTCAACATGGCTTTAGACATGTTAAGGACCGTACAGAACTAGATACAAAAACATTTACTACCCTTATTTCAGATAAAGGACAATTTTACTCTATGAAAATTTGTTTCTGGAAAAAGGGTAAACGTCATAAATCTGTATTAATCATTGATAGTTATAAAATACTACCGTTTAAGGTAGAAGAAATTGCAAAGGCTTTTGACTTACCTATAAGAAAGTTGAAACTTGATTATCATGCATATAGAGAAATCGGTCATAAGTTGACACAAGAAGAAATCGACTATATAAAAAATGATGTTGACATTGTCGCTAGAGCATTAGCAATATTATTCGGTCAGGACTTAACAAAGCAAACACAAGGCAGTAATGCACTCTATGACTATAAAAAGACTATAGGTCAAAAATATTTTGAAAAATGGTTCCCTGTACCGGATTATGATGCTGATATAAGACCATCTTACAAGGGTGGCTTTACATACCTAAACCCTAAGTATAAAAATGTTGATATAGGAGAGGGTATAGTGTTTGATGTAAATAGTCTTTATCCCTGGGTAATGTATGAGTGCATGTTACCATATGGAGAGGGGATTTATTTTGAAGGCAAATATAAAAAGGATGATTTATATAATCTTTATATACAACGATTCAAATGTCAGTTTGAATTAAAAGAAGGATATCTACCAACAATCCAGTTAAAAGGCAACTTATCTTTTGTGCCGACAGAATATATTACGTCCTCAGGTGATGAAGAAGTTACTCTTACACTTACAAATATTGACCTTGAATTATTTTTCAAACATTATGATGTTTATAATATTGAATGGATTAGTGGATGGAAATTCAAATCGTCAAATATTATGTTTAAGCCTTACATTAATAAATGGATGGAAGTTAAAATAAAGTCCACTCTTGACGGTAACAAAGCTATGCGTACATTAGCTAAGTTGATGCTTAATGCTTTATATGGAAAATTTGGTTTAAATCCTAATGTAAGAAGTAAAATACCCTTCTATGATAATGGTATAATACGATTTACATATGGAGAAAAAGAAATAAGAGAGCCTATATATCTACCTGTAGCAACTTTTGTCACTGCTTATGCCAGGCATAAAACTATTACATCAGCACAAAATGTATATGACCGATTTATATATGCAGACACTGACAGCTTGCATTTAATAGGTACAGAAATACCGAAAGAATTAGAAGTTGACCCTGTAAAATTGGGTGCATGGAAACACGAAAGTACCTTTAAACGTGCCAGATTTTTAAGACAAAAATGTTACATAGAGGATGAATATAAAGAGGATGGGTCATCAGAATTAAAAATTACATGTGCTGGTATGCCAGCGGATTGTTACGAATATGTAACATGGGAAAACTTTAAACCTGGTGCATCATATCGTGGTAAGAAATCACCTAAACATGTAGTTGGTGGTGTAGTACTAAAAGAAATTGACTTTACCATAAAAATGTAGTAAAATGTACATTGAAAAGGGATATTGTATTTAAATGTCAATATGATTGCAGGAGCCAACGGCTGTAAAATAATCCACAGGTGAAGAGCCTGCCTGCATGAAAAAGGGGTGGTGCCTTGTTGACATATACAATATTCCCTTTTCATTTTAATAAAGGAGGAATAACAATGGATAAATTAGAGAACTTACTAAACAAAAGAAACGCTTTAGAAAGACAACTTGAAGCTTGCAGATGGACTAATAAAAAACTCATAGCTGAACTTGACGATATAGAACAACAGATAGAAGAAATGGGAAAAATCGAAGAAGAAATTCCGTTCAACATAATAACATCAATTTTTGAAGGTGGTTTATAATGCAAGAAAATTTTTGGTATGACGTAAACAAAACTTTATCATATAACCGTTTATTTAATATTATTATCGGTCCACGTGGTAGCGGTAAATCATATGCACTTAAAAAACTTGCTATAAAAAATTACCTAAAAAAGGGGTGGCAATTCGTATATCTAAGAAGATATAAGGAAGAGCTTGACCAAACAGCAGAAAGTTATTTCAACGACATAATAATCAATAACGAATTCCCAGACCATAAAATAGAATACAATGCAGGTAAATATTTTGTTAATGACCAATTGGCAGGGTATGCTATGGCATTAACAAAGGCAAAGGATTATAAATCTATAGCATATCCGCAAGTATACCTAATCATATTTGACGAATTTTTAATCGAGGAAAACGGTTATGTCAGGTACTTAAAAAATGAAGTGGAACAATTCTTAAATTTTTATATGAGCATAGACCGTTATCGTGGCTGCATTGTATTCTTTCTTTCAAATGCTGTAACAATGATAAATCCTTATACAATATATTGGGATTTACACTTACCGTATAATTCTGACATTGTTTGTAAAGGTGAAATTCTTCTTCAATTAGTATCCAATGAAGCATTTATAAAAGACCGTAAAAATACTAGATTTGGAAAACTGATAGAAGGAACAGCATTTTCAGACTATGCAATCGAAAATAAGTTTATAGCAGACAAGAAAACGTTTATTGCAAAGAAATCTGAAAAAGCTACATATTATTTTACATTCAAGTATGGCGGACAGTTATACGGTGTCTGGGTAGACTATCAAGAGGGTAAATTCTATGTGTCTGAAAACATAGACCCATTTTTTAAAATATGTTACACTATTACAAATGAGGATCACGAGCCTAACATGATATTAATAAGACGAGCTAACAAAGCTATACTATTTAAAACTTTCCTTGATGCATACAAAGACGGTATAGTATACTTTGAAAATCAAAAAGTTAAATCTGTTGTTATGGATATAGTAAAAATGATTATGAAATGAGAAAGGAGTTATATACATATGACAAAGGATACAGTAAGAAAAGCAATAAGCATTATATTTGCGAATGAAGGTAATTATGGTAGTGTAAACAGAAATGATAATGGAGCTTTATCTGTTGGCAAATTACAATGGCATGGTGACAGAGCAAAAAATCTCTTGTTAAATATTGTTAAAATTATGGGTGATAAGGCAGCTAAATATTGCGGTAGTAAACTATACAATGAAATTATTTCTAGTTTGGTAAGCTGGAAAAACAGAACTGTTAATGTTTTAGAAGCTCAACAACTTAAAATTCTGCTTGAATCTGAAATCGGCATGATAGAACAGGACAAGCAAGCTAAAAAAGATGTTACTGCTTATCTGAAACATATAGAAAGCTATGGCATTACTGATGAAAATACACTTATCTTCATGGCTGACATAGAGAATCAAGGTGGTGCCGGAGCTTCAAAAAGAATTATCAAAGCTACTCAAGACAAATACGGTAAAAATGCCACGCTTGATAATTACATGGAAACAGCCTTACAAGACAAAGTATTCAAAAATTATCAGCAAAGACGATATAAAGTATACCAAAAATTAACAGGTAAACATTATCAAAAAGAAAAGTATATTACATACATTGTACAACGTGGTGATACATTATCAAAAATATCAAGGCTTTATTCCACTACTGTTAAAAAGCTGGCTGATGATAACAATATATCTAATCCTAACTTAATTTTTGTGGGTCAAATTATAAAAATTTATAAATAATGTAATAGATACAGAAAACCATTGAAATTGTGAAAGGAGTTGTCAAGAATGACTAACCAAGAAGCATTAGACATATTTGTGTCATGTGCAACACTTGATTGTGACCATTGTAATATGAGTTTCAGAGGGTGCGAATCTAAGCCTAAATTTAATGTTATGAGAGATATGGTTATATCCGCACTTGAAAAGCAGACACCGAAGGAACCCGTTTTTGAATCTAAACCTAAATTTAATATTATGAGAGATATGGTTATATCCGCACTTGAAAAGCAGACACTGAAGGAACCCATTTTTGAATCCGATGGATACGCAGACGGGAGCCCAATATATGACACATGGCATTGTCCTGAATGTGATACAGAATTTGATATTAATGACAAATACAAATACTGTCCGAACTGTGGACAGAGAATTGATATATTATGATGAATAAGCAAAAGATAGAAAATCCCAGGTGAGTGGCAATAAATGACAGAACGTCCTGCCATTCGCCTGGGATATGTTTCCTGGGATATGTTTCCTGGGATATGTTTCCTGGGATATGTTTACTGTCGAAAC